CACCCTCATTCAAATAGATGAATGATAACAGTATAGAGACAGCGCATGAAGCGTATTATTAATTTGTCATATCCTTACCCTTGTGGGGGGGATATGTGAAGACTAATCGCCAAATGTGATGAACATTACTTCACCAAATTTACAATGAGACTATTTTACCAACTATAATAAAATATAAGGTAAAATTAGATAATAGGTTACATTGATCCTTTCCTCAGATTCATAATAAGTGATTTCTTATAATCATCTATAGAGTCCTGGATATGGCTTACTGTATGATACTCAGTTTGACAAAACAAACGGGTATTGACCTTAAATCAAAGATCTCACGGTTCGGTATCACCTTACTCAGCGTGATCCGTTAACCTAATTTTCCTTTTAACTTCATTGCAGCAAGTTTCTTAGCGAGTAAATCTCTAAGATTACCCTTGGCGGCGATTTGAGGATATCTAACAACAGGTTGATTAACCTGAGGTTTATGTTCTTTATATAAAGTCGCAAAATGTGATCGAACTACATCCGCTCGTTTGAGCAATAGTGAAGATCCTAGAGTAATGATATCATTAATAGGTCTAAATTCCGAGGAGGTTAAAGATTCAGATGAAATTTCATCCAAATCTAATAACTGAGTCCATAAGGTTTCTAAATCTAATGATTTATCAAAATCATAAGTATCTTTAACAGTCACCACAGTTTGATCCCAAGTAGAATGAATTTCTTCGTACATGGGCAGTAATACTGCCTGAAGAGGTTCTCCTACTTCTATCCAAGCTTTCTCAAAAGCAGGTGATGTAAAAACATCTTGATAGGAAGTATCAAATCGGTTATGGGGAGTTAACATACTAAAAAAGAAAGATTTAAATTCAGATGGATTTCGAGGTAAGTAACTCTGTTTTACAGAGTCAGCTGTTTTACGACCTAAATCCTTTAAATATTCTAATTGTTCTGGTAAAATGGCTCGTTTTCCAGGTTTGTTAAAACTAGGAGAACATAGCCAATCTTTATAAAGTTTCAATTTAGAAAAGGGCATGCCTGGGTAGGATAATAGAAGTAAACTTCTTCTCATCCCAGTTCCAAGCTTCTCAAATCTAGTATTAATTCTAGATAAAGCTCGATATCCATGTCCGAGGAATGAAAGTAATTCAGAAATACGAGTATTTCTTATCTTACCAATTCTTGTGAATAACTGTAGTAACCCTCTAATATCATATTTAGATACGGCCATTTCTCTGAAAGAAAGACCGGAAACATCTTGATACTTAAAGATAAATCTTTTAGCGAATTCAAGAGAACCATTGTCAGAAATAATGGATTTAGATAAATTAATCTCTATATCCCATTCTTTTGCAATGTCTAAATATGAAGCTGCAACTCGTTTGTCAGCGATAACTAGGTCATCGCCGAGTACTAGATAAAGGGAGAATTCTCTATAGCCTACTCGAAGCGCGGCCATTCGAACCATTATATGGTGAGTTAAGGCAAGCATAGCCCACGATGACAGAGCACCCATGGGTTGGCCTGTTGCATATTTAACAGCGTCCACGTATGGAATTCTTTGTCCGTCTTTACCGGGTTTACTTAATTTCAAAGAAAGATAAGGATTATCCTTTTCTTTCTCAGGATCAATTCCTAAGCTAACGCAAGAAATGGCCTTCGGGTCCCAACTTGGTGTAGATAGTTGATACCATCTAGACGTAAGAAAGGTTGCCCAATCGGAACCAAATGTACGTTCTAACATTGTATCCAATATTAGAGCTTGAGCGGATACTGGTATTCTATCGGTAGCAGCGGTTAAATCAAAGGAATAAACATCCTTGATACCGTTGTCCTTTAGACGTCCCACAAATGTACTCAATGTCAAATTTTGATCATGAGTCGCATCCTCAGGAATTTTTCTAAGAAAATTAAATATACCTTTATGTAAAGGTGCTAAAAGCCATTGTGTAAAACAATCTACCATAGCAAACACTCGTATTTTACCTGCCGGCTCTACTTTGAAGGATAATTTCCCTAAAAAAGAGCTTTTAAGGTATGCCTCGTCTGAAAGATAGTTACTGTAAAAGTTAAAATCTTCTCTTATTCTGTATAACACAGAATCAGGGATGCATTTTACAGCCTCTTGGCAGTGTTGAATAACACGAACCAGAGGATGCATTAAACCAGGAGCTTTTCCTTTCAGAAAAGATGATCTAATAGCGAGTTTAAAGTAGGTTGAAAACATTTTCGTCTGTGCGTATGCTCTTAAGCTACCGATAACGGCGTAAATGGAAGTAGAATAACTAGAAACGTTTCTAGTTGCTACTCGTACATTTAAAGTGTTGGGTGAAGACGACGCTATCCAAAAGGGTTTTAAAACCTCTTTAGATAGATCTGCTATTAAATTAGATCGAAATTGATCTTTAATAGACAGGGTCGCTTTCACGATCTCATCCTTATTGATACGAGCTTTGGATGGTGTTATAATAGTAGATATTTTAAGTCTACCAGTAAAATCGATTACTCGATAAAAACTGAATAACGTTAACCAAAGTCGTATATATAGAGTATTTCCTTCACGAATTTTCATTCTATGAAGTTTTGGAATTATACGAGGTAAACCTCGATTAGTTCTAGAAATACCTACTCCGAGCTCTTGTGTTGAATGGTGCTGTGCACCAGCAAGAGCTTGCATTAATAAGGAGACACAACATTTAAGGTACTTAGCAACATAGCTAGGACCGTTTTTATTATTAAGGTAATGTAGATAACGAACATAAGTTACGATCACTTTAACAAAAGAATTTGTGATAGAGCCTTTCACTAGCAACACACCTTTTAACAGGTGGTTTACCAGTGGTCGCCCCGCTTTTACACGAAGCATACCCGAAAAAGAGGGTACTAACATTTTAATAATACGAAACGAAAAGTTGTTAAA